CGCTTTGGCCTTGTCGAGCGAACTGACTAGGCCACTGCTGTCGCCATCAATCTCTGCAACCGTCTTAGCCATGGGGTCAGCCCTTACCGAACATTTGTGCTATCCGCTCGGCCGACTTGCGCTTGCGCTCCTCGTACCGTCGACCACCCTCTTGCAGCTCGTACTGCACAAAGGTAGCCAGCTCAAGTTGCGAATGTGTCAGGTCACGGGCTGTGACCGCAGGCGTGCCGCGCTCAAGCCACTTGCCGATGCGGTTGGCCTCCCAAAAGCCCTGTGGCTCGGTCGTGAGCACGAGGCAGGTGGTCGGCTTGGCCTCCATCTCCTCGTGACCTAGACCCTGCCTGTAACCCATCGTGCAGCCTCTCTCATGCCGTGTTGCGTCGGGACACTCCCAGCAGCGAAAGTTGTGCGACATCGTCAGCCGGGCAAAGTCTCGCCACGCCACACGGCTTAGGTTTTTGGGTAGCCCGCCGTCGCCACCGCCGATGCGATGTTGCCGAGGTCGGTCCAAGGTATCTTCACCAGCCATGCCGACCGTGCTGCTGGCGTCGCCTCTTTGTCGAGCTCCTGGGCAAACCCCTCAGAGGCAGACACGCAGGCCGTGAGCAGAGAGATGTGCAGCTGCACCAGTGCCTCAAGAGCAGTCTCGTCGGCATCCTCGGCACGCAGCCGACCTCTCACCTTGTCGAGCGCACCGTAGTACCGAGCACCCTCGAGCGCGTTAGGCTCTCGCACCAACAGCCGACCCTTCTGGCTCTTGACCTCTACCTCAATCCACATGTTCTCGTTGAACTCAATCATCCCATCCCCCTTGTGTGCCTTACGGCGCGTTAAAACTAATCGAACCAATGTCAGACACGCTGTTGGCGTTGACGATGCCTGCGAACTTGAGACCGATGTTGCGGTAGCCGTTGCTCTCGCCCGGTGTCGGCCACTGAATCAGCTGCGGCTCGTTGAGGCTAAACACCACCGAGGTGGAGCCAGCAATCGCCACCGTCACGGTGAGCGCAGTCGAATCGACCGTGTTGTCCTGTGCCTCGGTCCAGTCAGGCTGCGTGGTCTCAGCCAGGTCGGCAACCTCAATCTCAATCGACGGCGAGCTGGTCAGGGTTATCATGGCGATTCCCATGCCATAGGTCTGCTGCGCATCGAGCACATCTGACAGTGCAAAGCCCGGGTCGTAAGACACCTTGGCAAGAGCCGTCGTGGCCGAGCTCAGGGGACCAGCAGCAGACAGTGCGCAGGCCGTGCCGACCAGAGGAGGAGTGTAAACGTAGGTCGGAACTAACCCTGGGGAGGTTACCGAGCCGACAGGCTGCCACTGGCCCTTGATGGACCACTCCACCATAATCTTGCCGCCGGCCTCAAACGAGAACTTGGGGATGCACACGCAGCCGCTGGCCGAGTACTTCTTGCCCGTCGGGGTTTCCTCGTACACGATGGTAAAGGTCGAGGCCGAGTAAGCGTTAGACGACCGACTTGCCGCGATGTCGTAGATAGCCTGGCTGCTGAAGGTGTAGTCCTCGGCGGTGCCTGTGACCTTAAACGGGCAAGACCGAAACAGGGCATACAGAGGCGTGGTCAATGTGCCAAAGTCGACAGTGAAGTTCTGGGCAGTGCCAAAGTTCCACAACAGCTCGGTCGTGAAGCTGATGTCCCAGCCGATGCCGCCCGTCTTGGCTGCCAGCTCACCACCGTAGGGAGTCATAATGTCAGCGCGACGGATGATGCCAGCGCCACGAGGCGTGAACTTAGGCGTGCCAACGGTCGGCACAAAGTCTGAGCCGGCAGGTGTGACGAGGGTGCCAGGCGTGACCTCGAGCTTGATGTAGACGCCGCTTGTGTTACTCGCATTCAATACTTGAGCCATGGTCTACCTCGCTATGCCCCGTCGTTGATGGACGAGTATTGTTGCTCGAACAGTCTGCTGTATCACTGTTTGCCCCGTGTCATCGAGGCCGACCGCAAAGTCAGTCGGTGTCACACCTGACCCGGGCAGGCAGTTGAAGATGCCCGTTTGCACAAAGGCCGGTGTGTTCTGATTGCGGGCGTCGTAGTTGACTAGGCCATACACAGGCGAGGTCAAGATGATGAGGATGCCCTCGATGTAGGCACGCAGGCAGGTCTCGTAGACCTCTTCCGTGAACGGTGCCGTAGTCGACAGAGGCTGCGCATCACCGAACCCATCGTAGTAGCCCCAGTCGGCATTCACCGACACCTCGAGCTCGTGCACCTGGTCCATCGCACCGAGCGCGTCGATAATCTCGCTCGTGGTGCGCAGCACGCTCAAGCCAAAGGCAGGCTGCTGCTCGGCAGTCCACTGTGCACGACGGCTCGTGTAGATGTTGGTCGTCAGAGGCGATGGCAGCCCCGGCACGCCCATGCCAGCCAAGAAGGTGGCGTCACATACCGTCGGCCAGTTAGCCACCACCAAATCGCGCGCTGTGTTGCTCGCTACCTGTGGGCCCCAGTAGAGCTCGGCACTCATGGCTTGCCTCCAACGCTCATCAGGTAACGCACCGCAAACTCGTTGCTCGTGATACCGACCTTGGCGCCAGACGCCTGCATCATCGCCAGGCTCTTCATCGCATCGCGCACCGCGTCAATGAACGGGTCGCCAAAGCGCACCAGTGGCCGCTTAGGGGTAGGGATGGTCACCGTGCCACTCTTCTTGCGAGAGGTGCGACGCGTGTATGCTCCAACGCCCTTGTCGTGGTTCTCAGCATAGGGCACCGCGCTGCCCAGCTCGACCTTGTTGCCGGTCACAGTGTAGACGTAGTTGGGGTCGTTGACCAAGCAGAAGCTAGGCCAGAGCCTCTCCTTCTCTGCCTTGGTCTGGCTCTGCGGCCGAGCATTCCAACGCAGGATGCCGCCTGGCTGTATCGTCTTGACGCCAAGGGACCACCGCTTGATGGGGAGCCAGTACCGCTGCTCCTGCCGAGTGTAGCCCGGCCACTTAGGACCCGTGCTGCTGCCCTGCGTGGCGAACATCACACGACGGCTCTCGGCCCATGCCAGGCTCAAGGGGCTGCTCTTGTCGCCCCAGAACTTCTGCCACTCGCCTGCGTTGCGGATAGCCGCCTCGAGCTGGTAGACGCCCTGATGGCTGTTGTCCTTCATGGTTATCTTGAAGCTGCTCATGCCTACATCTTATCGGTGTTGGCATTCACTGCAAGCCGAGAACCGCTGTTGAGCGTCTTGAGAGTAATCTCGGCCGTGTAGTCAGCATTGCTGTGCAGGATGTTCGGTGCACTCGTGCCTGTCGGCCGCGTCGTGCCCATGTCGCCCGGCAGCTTGCGCAGGCGGTCCATCAGGTCGTAGGCCTGCTTGTCCCACTCATCTGCCGCCGTGTTGCTGTTCTGGTTACGCATGCGAACCACATCAGCCGCCAGCTTGAGCAGGATGTACCTGCCTGCCATCCGATACATCGGCAGCGTCGGCTGCGCATTGAGGCCCTGCGGCGATACACCCATGCCCTCGAGGAAGCCGTTGATTTCGGCTGCGTGGTCCTCGATGATGCTATCAGCCTGCGCTGACGTAGGCGTGCTATCGTTGGCAAACGCTATCTTGGGTAGCAGCCTGCCAATGTCGGCTCGCACAATGCCAAAGGTGTAAATCGCCATGGTGCCTCCTTGAGTAGAACTGGGCGGGGGGATGAGCACCCAGCCCTACTCGAGAAGGGCGAGCCGTAGCCCGCCCCCGTCAATGGCCTACGAGAGGCCGGTAGCGAGACGGGCCCACTTGTTGGCCGTGCCGCCAAGGACGGTCACGCCAAAGTCGGACTCGACGTACATGCCAACGCCAGCCGGGTTGAATGCCGAGTAGCTGAAGAGCTGGCCGAGCGCCGCGTTGGGCTCCGGCGTCATCGTCTGAAGGAAGCCAGAGTCGCCATAGGCCTCGGCAACCTTGAAGAGCGCGACGTTGCCCGTGGTCATGACAACCGAGCCAGTCTGAGTGGCGATGGTCGGCAGGTACTGCGGCATAATCTTGAGCTCAAGCGGGACGATGAGCTTGCTGCCAAAGAACGAGTTGAGCTGGCTCATGTCCGACGAACCGGCACGGTACTGAGCAGTGCCGTCCGACTTGGACGCGATGCCGTAGCCCATCTGGAACACTTCGTTTTTCTGCATCAGGATGTTGGCAGTCGCAAGGTTGCAGACCGCAACCCACTTGCCGCTCTCGATGTCGCAGCCGTCAGCAGCCGACGCCAGGAGGAAGTCGTTGAAGTCCTTCTGAAGCGTCGCAGCAGCCGTGCCGCCACCAGTGACAGCACCGGTGCTGGCAAAGTTGGCCGTGTCGTTGAGCGCAGCGCCGACAACCGCAGCGTGCAGCTGGGCACCCTGCACCGCGAGCTTCTCGGCATAGCGAGCCTGGATGTCCTCGCCACGACGGGCGAACTCCTCAATCTGCTTGAGAGTGAGAATCTGGTGGCCCCAGCGGTACAGGCTGCTGTTGTAAGCGGCCGAGGTCACACGAAGGCCGCCCGGCATCGCGGGGGTGTCGTAGTTGACCGGCTGCGGCACCTGATTGCTGACAGCGCCCGCGCCAGCCTGGAGCAGCGCGTCGTTCTCAGCGAAGTAATGGTAGTAGCCCTGACGAGTCTCGACCTTGACCACCGGCGAGAGCTCGGCCGCAACCTTGCTCGAGGAACCAGTGCGGAAGAGCGAGATGCGCTGGAGGATACCAGGACGCAGACCACCGGTGTTTACACCAACTGACGGGAAAGCATAAGCCATGACGAGACCTCGAGGTTGAGCACCCTAGGGTGCAGGTTTGTTACTTAGGGTGCGACGTACTGCACGACGGCAGGTTGAAACCGCATGAGGCACTGCTGGCCAGACGCAGCGTCGGTCAGGGCATAGCCCCAAATCCAATCGTTTTCTGCCGCTGCAACCTGCGCCAACGAAACAAACGTTCCGTCTGCATCGCTGTTGTCGATAAGGAGGAATTCGCCAGCACTGACCGTGCCGTAGGTGCTGATGAGAACCTGCACCACGCAGCCGAGCTGGTCCACGAGCTCGAGCGAGGCGTCACCGATGGACGACGGGTAGGTGCCCGGCGTGAGGCTGTCAGTGCCCGTCACGATGATGCCGTAGGGAACTCGACCCGACGTGTCAGCAATGCTCACAGTGTTGGCGATAGGGTCACCGTCGTAACCAAGGTACACGCCACAACCTTCACGGCTGGTCAGGTCCTGACCAATCTGGTTGATGATGTTCGGTGTCTTGTATGTCGTTGCGCCAAGAGCCATGGCTTAGACCTGCTTGATGAACGGCTGAAAACGCATGAGGAACTGCTGGCCCGACGCGGCTGCCGTGAGCGCGTAGCCCCAAACATACTCACCGACGGTCCCAGCGCCTGCGATGAACGCCGCGTTGCCGTCGACCTGGAGCGAGTCGCCAATCGCAATCGTACCGCCAGCACCGACCTGCACAACGCAACCGATGGCGTCGACAATCTCGAGCGCGCCAGCTGCAATCGGGCCGGTGTAGGTGCCATCAACCGAGGCAGCGCCAACAACGACGATGCCGTAGGGCAGCGAGGTCTGCGCTGTGGCAAGGCCAATCGTGCCCTGCGCAGTCAGCGTCACGCCACGACCTTCCTTGTCGGTGAGGTCGGCAGTGATGTTGGTAATCTGATTGGGGGTCTTGTATGTCAGGGGTCCGAGAGCCATGGTCAGTCTCCTTGCCCGTCATGGGCAGTTGGTTGTTAGTTGCTACCGCGAGTCGACTTCATCTCGAGCACCGCGTCAGGCGCCTTGCCGAACGAGAGCCACGAGGCAGCGAGGCCGACCGTGATGCTCTCCTTGCTCGCAAGCTCCGTGATGAGCTTCCACTGGTCGTCGTCCGACAGGTTCGCGAAGTGCTTGCTGCCCGGCTTGAGGGCCTCACCGAGGTTCGCCTCACGCGAGCCAACACCAACCGGTGCAATCGTGCGAGGAGCAGGGGCCGACGGCTTGACCGTGCTGGCAGGAGCGAAGTCAGCGAGCATCGCCTCAAACTTGCCCTTGCCGGCAACGAACGCGTCAGCAAGCATCGTCTCGGTGGCCGAGCTCACCTTGCGGTTGCCAAGCGAGGTGCGAACATGAGCCAGTGCAGCAGTGCGCTTGGCGACCGCCAGCTCACGCTTGAGCTTGATGACCTCAGACAGGAGAGCCTCGTCGTCCTTCGGCTCCTCCTCGATGGCCTCGTCCTTGACCTCGTCGACAGCCTCCTCGATGCCCTTGGCCTTCTCGAGCTCGGCAATCGCCGCAGCCTCAATCGCCTCGGCCTCCTCGTTGAGGTCGGGGTTGGCAGCGTGAGCCTCATCATGCAGAGCCGGGAACAGCTTGGCAATCAGAGCCGCAGTCGCAGCCTCATCAAGGCCAGCCTCTGCACAGTAAGCAGCGCAATCATCTTTGGTCATCGCCATGTCAGCACCCTCTGAAAGTGATACGCCGCGCATGTCTGCAACGGGCACCTGTTGATTTTTGATTTGGGGGATGGTCACGAAGCTGACCTCACCGATGGCAAACGGGTAGCTGGGGCTGTCGTCGAGCTCAGTGCCTGCCCATGCCCGGATGTTGGGCGAGACATAGGGCACCTCACCCGCATCGAACGCTGCTGCCCACTTGGGGCTCGTGATGTCGAGCCCGCCGTAAATCATGCGCGAGCTCGGCTGCTTGATGCCATGCTTGGCCGCCTCGGCCTTGGTCAGCACCACGATGCGACGCAGGTAGCCAGCCGCCGTGCCGTCCTTGTTGTGCTCCACCGCAATCGCAGGGGCATAGTCCGACAGCCAACGCTCGAGAGACTCGACCGCGTCATCGAACCGGAACTGCAACTTGTCGGCATCTGTCTCGGCTGCGTCAAAGCGCCAGGTAGTGCCATGCGCGTTGATGCTGCCCTCTGGCAACAGAGACACCCAGCGAAGCCCGGTGTCGTCACCGAGGTTCACCTGCTGAGTCTTGAGCTTGAGACGGGATGCACGCATGCCCACCTCTTTGCACCCTATCTCAAGCCACTTCTACCCCCTTGCACTGCGGTAGTGCTGTGCTAGTGCGACAACCGCTGCGCTACTGCGGCACCATCAACACGGGCGGTATTCTTTTGGCTACTCTCACCAGACGACAACGCATGGTCCTCGATGCTCTCCTCATCTGCCATCGAAAGCCGAGCATGCACCCCTCCCCTCGCTGGCTCGCAAACCACATCGAGCACTGGGGCGAGAAGGCTGTCAGAGCAGACATCGCCAACCTTATCGCTCTTGGACTAATCGAGGATGTCGAGGTCGGCACCGGCTCGGCTCCGTCAAAGTACAAACTCCACCAGTGCGACTGCACCTACTGCACCTCGAGGCCCTCATGACCAAGCCCGCTTTCAAGCCATGGAACCTGCCCCTCTCGGCCGAGGCTAAGGCACGCGCCATCAGCCACATCAACGAGCGGCACGAGATGCTCCTGGCACTCGGTCCCGTCGCCTTTGCCGCCATGGGCAGGCACGACAAGGCACGCTATGCCCACATTCAGCTGCTCAACCATGGCTACGATGCCCAGCTCTACACCGAGCCCGTGCCCGACTAGCGCGAGTAGATGGCAAACCAGCCGCATCTGCATCGACCCGCGCCACCGAGGCAGTTGGGGTCGGGCAACGGCGGCAGCTCGAGGCCAACACCCTTGGTCACATAGTCCGACACCTTCACTCGCTCGCCCGTGTCAGCAGCTGCACAGATGCTGCACCGCTTGCCATCGGGGATGCTTGACCGCACCACATAGGTCGGCACCGCGCCAACCGCCGTCGGGGCCTGTGCATACGTTGCAGTGCGTGCTGCCGCCTCTACCATGTTCCGGCTATCTCGAGCCGAGTCAAGCAGGCCGAGCGGCGTGATGCGGCTCATCCATGTGGCTGCGTCGGCACCGGCTAGCAGCGCGTTCTCAACCTCCGTCTGCACGCGGTTGCAGATGGTCTCGGCCGCCGTCTGTGTCAGTGCCGCCGCTCGAGCGAACTGAGCATTGCTCATCGTAGCCATGGCTGCGCTCGCGTCTGCTACCTCGGCTGCCGGCATCGTGTTGGCTGGGGCATCAGGCAGCGACTTGCGTGCCTCGTCCAGGACATCGCCCTGCACAGCCGTGCGGAGCTGGGCTGCGTTGTTCGATAGGCTCTGGTTGTAGAGGTCCAAGAACTTGGCATAGATGGCATCGCGCTCGCCTGCCTGCCAGCCGTTCTTGAGAGCCTCCTTCACCGCGCCTCGATGAGCCGAGGCAATCGCCTCAATGCTCATGCTCAGCTTGGCGTCGAGGTCCTGGCGTGACTCGGCCAAGGTTACCCAGCCGACCACGAGCTCCTCTGGCCGCAGCTCACGAGGTGCCAAGAACTCTTTGCCGTCGCCTCCGACTACGAGGACGCCTTCACCTTCGCCGTCGCTCAAGTCGCCGCTGCCCTCGATGCAACCCTCGCCTAGCCGTGCTGCCCGGTGATGAGCTGCCGAGGCATAGGCCATCATTAGACCACGCACCCACTGCTTGCACTCGTTGCCGCCTCGCAGCTGGTACGAGTGATAGCAGGCGCCCTTATCAGTAAACGACTTCGTGCTGGCTACCCTCGGCAGCGTTGCACTACACCACTCTGCCAAGCGCATCACCCGGGACCATGCCAACCGCTTGCCCGCTGCGAGGTCACGAGCAATCA